ACGCTCGATGCTATAGTCCTCTGCGAGAGGCGCACTGAGAACGAGATAGGTTTAGGTCGCAACCTAAACAACACAGAACGGCAGTTCAGGATCTTTCTCCTTTAAGTATAGAGGTAGTTTGCTACCTTCGAGACTGGAGTTAACAAGTATCAGGTAAGTCCGAGACAGGTACCCGCGAATTTCTAAGTTTTTTAGATTGGAATATTACGATTAACAATTCCACATTATTTAACGAATTGCGTTAACACAATATTTCCAATCACTAAGGTAGTTTGAAATCCCTGATTAGTCATCAGGTCCTTTAGAAAGGCAGTAAGACCAAATGACGATTGTGACACTGAAGTTCAATACCTAGGCGGATCTTGACATACCTTTGATAGGCGTATATGGAAGGTCCGCCGTTTTTTTATTCGGCCCGTTCGTCTAGTGGTTAGGACACATGGTTTTCATCCATGCAACAGGAGTTCGATTCTCCTACGGGCTACCAGATTATGAAAGAGATGATACAATTAATAAGAGAAATCGTTTGGTGCTTTACGGCAATTACAATATTAGCAATGTTAATACTTTGGTGTGAAGGAGCATTTACAAAAGGTTGCTTGAATTTATTATGGACAGCAATGGTATGAAAAAGATAACAGAATGGTTAGATATTTGTAAAGTACATTGGAAAGAAATATTTGCCTTATCTTTTATTATGCATTTCTTTATTGATATCTTTGTATTCTGGATTGGATTTCTTGTAGGAAGGTATTTGTGAAAAAAGAAACTAAACGTATTCATAAAGAAACAGCAACTCAAATCGCAACTGGGTTAGCAATCAATTACCCTCTAAACCTTTTTCTGTTATACATTTATATAGAACGGTTTGGTATAACTGACCCTGTCATACTGGGCACTATGGTGACTCTAGTAATGACGATCGTAGCATACACTCGTATATTTCTATTACGATCTTATTTCTCTAAAAAATATAAGTAAAAAAAGAAGGACCCATTTCTGAGTCCTTCTCAAATGATTCCGAAGAATCGTTTTTGGTTAAGTTGACCTTAACTCTTATTATTAACTCGTTCTTAGAATAAGTTAGCGATTGTAACTTTTCTGTAGTACTTGTTAACGTCAGCAGTAAGTGCTCCAAGACCTTGGCTAGATACGTCACCTTGTGCGAATGGGTTAGCAACCATTCCGTAACGTGTCTTGAATCCAATTTTTGGTTGGAAGCTGTTCTCACCAACCGCACGAACCATTTGTAAAGGTACGTATGGGCAGTAGAATAAACCTGCATCAAATGCAGATGAACCCTTATAACCAACTACTAAGTAGTTAGCGCCTGCGAATGGGTCAACATATACTCTGAAACGTCCGTTAAGAACACCAGCAAAAGTATTGCCTGTGTCATCAACTTCAAGAGAGTTAGAATTAAGAGCAGGTGTGTAATCTAGTACACCAGCCATTTGTAAAGCAGAGGCTACGTCAGAAGAACAAATAACAACGTTACCTTTTCCTCTTCTTGTTCCTTTAGCAATTGCGTTAGCTTCTTGCTCGATTTGGAACATTAAACCTTTGAACTTCTCAACAGACCATCTACCGTTTGCATCAACGTCTAAGTCGAATGTACCCGGTGTAGCTGTACCAGAAGCACCAGCAACAGCTGTATCATAAATTGTTCTAACAACTTCACGGTTGATTTCTGTTAAGATTTCAGTTTGAAGAATGTTAGCTAATTCAGTCTCAGCGTCTAGGCCGTGAACAGCTTTAAGGTCTTGAGCAAGCTCAGTTGTGTATTCTGCTTTTAAAGCACGAGTCTTAGCAGAAACGGTTACTTTCTCGATAGAGAATGCCATTTCAGCATAGTTAGTACCATTACCATCACCTAATGCTTCAGCAGCTGCTGTAGTCATACCAGTACCAGTAGTTACGGCACCGCCAGGTAATGTGTTAGCGTGAGTACCTGCACCAGCGAAATCTGTATCAGCTTCGTCGTACATTGCCTCAGCACCACCTTGTGAACCATATCTTGCACGCATTGCGAAGATTAATCCTGTAGGACCAGTCATAGGCTGAACACCACAGATATCGTATGCGATTAAGTTAGGTACAGCACGTCTCACTAATGAGATAAGGATTGGGTCGTAACCTGCACCAGGACCTGCATCAGCAGAACCACCTGTAAATCCGCCAGTTGTACCGACGTCATTAGTAGGTGCCTCTGATAACAATGAAGTCATGTTAGCAGATAAGTCTCCAGTTTCCTGAAGTGCTCTTTCAGTGTTTTCCAATACAGTAGCAGTAACTGCTTTTCTGTGTTGGTCCTGAATAGGTGAAAAAGATTCGTGCGCTAAAATTGGCTCCCACTTTTCCACTAGTCTTGTATAGTTATCCATTTTGGATCTCCTTTATTTAATTTAAATTTAATTTAAAAAACCAAATTCAATTATTCTACTTCTTAGTGTTGAAAGCTTCAACTAAAGCGTTAATAGAGTTGTAATCAGAAGCTGGTTTAACGACTTCCTGTTCCTCTAGAATAATTTCGTCATTTTCTTCCTGAACGTCATGTGATTCCACAATCGGCTTATCAGAAAAGAATGACTCCTTAATTACTTGAAGATTTTCTGCATAAGCTTCTAAATCTTCAATATCAAGCTTTTCAGACAATACTTTCAAACGCTCTACCTGATTCTCAGATAAACCCTCTGCAAGTTCGTCAAATTTTTGTCCTGCTTTGAAAGATTGAATTTCCTTCTGTAATTCAATGTTCTCATTAACGAGATCATTTGCTTTACCTTCCAATTCAGAAACTGTTGTCTCTAAGTTTGCTACAACGTCAACTGATTCTTCATCAACTGATACGTTGTGCTCTACGAATAAGTTCTTAAGACCTGACATTAATGATTCTGCCATTTCAACCTTAATACCAGATTCAATAGCAATTTCATTCTCAGACATCCACTCAGATACAACGTAGTCTAAATACTTATCAACGTTTGTAGTAATAGTTTCTAATTTCTCAGATACTGCTTCTTCCAACGCTTCGTCTAAAGACTTAGTTAATTCTTCGCGAATTTCTTCAGTTCTTTTGTTTACTTCTTCGTTTAATGCGGCTTCAAATACAAGACTAATCTTGCCTTTGAATTCTTCAGATAAATTTTCGCCTTCGATGATTGACTCAATTGAGGACTCTACAACAACCTCTTCAACTGTTTCAACTTCAGCGTCAACTTCAGTTTCTTCAGCTGTAGGAACAGGCTTACCTGCATCAGCTTGGCCAGGAATTACTTTCTTACCATCAGCAGCGCCCTTAGGCTCGTCAGTAGTAGTCTTCTTCAACTTGTCCTTTTTGCCTTCACCACCCTCAGGTGCTACAGGCTCAGGTACTTCTGAGACTCCATCATCGGCAACGAATTTTTCTTCTATGTTTGCCATTATTTTTCTCCTTTAAATTTGTTATAATTTACAAATATCTTTTATAATAAACTTGACTGTTTTTATTTATAAAAATTTAGTTTCTCAAAGTGCGGATAAATGTTTCAAACATTCTTGTTGCCGCAGCTTCATCAATAGTCCTTACTACTCTGTTTACTTTTTTCTCCACTTCTTCTTGGATATTTTCGATAGCCTGTTGGGCTCTCCAATTACCAGAAGCAATGTCGTAGTAATATTCTACATTCTCCATGATACCATTTACGAATGCATTTGGTGCTGAAGGGTCAGTGACAATATCAACAGTAGAAAGGTGGAAATCCTTTTGTACTTCCATGACTCCGTCTCTACCTGCCTTGACCGAACCAAGACCTCGAGTCGAAACTCCGATCTTTACTCCTTCGTCTAATAGGCTCTTAACAATTTCACCCATTGGTGTGGAAAGAATTTTTGCCTTTCCATAGAAATCGTTTCCATCGCGTCTCATATCAGTAATCAAATGAGAGACACGATCCCCGTTGATTTGTGGACCATCAGGGTGTCCTAGTTCTCCAAGAGCACGTTTAGTTTCGATGAAATCTTTTTGATATCTTTTCATCTCACCTTCTAACGTTGCGCTTGGATAAATTCTGCCATTGCGATTTTTAATATCGCCTTGCATGAAAATTCCTTCGATGAAATAATTCTTCTTGCCGTCTTCCTTGGCTTCTGTAATTACTTCAACCGAATCATCTCTGTATTCTGAAATTAAGTTCATATTTCTTTCCTCAAAAACTATTTATATGTTTGTTTTAGCAAACTCAAGGATTTCATTATAACCTGCTTCGTCAGCAATGAATACGTTATACATTTCCTCTTTGTTAGTTTCGTTTAATTCGTCAAACATTTTATTTAGAATATCTGCATCTTCTTCTGAAATTTCAATTACTTCTTTATTTTGTAATTGAAACTCACCTGCTTC